CCGGCGCCGTCAACCGCTTCGCCCGCGGCCTGTTCGGCCGATTGCTCGGACCATTGCGGCTGGTCGGCATAGGTTTCCGCCGGGCCCTCGGCGGGCGCGGCCGCCTGCGGCGCGGGTGTGTAGTTCGGCGTCGGCGCCGGCTCTCCATAGACCGGCTGGTCGCCCGGCTGTTCGACGAGGTCGCCATCGATCGCATTGTTCGGATCGATCGTCTCAACCTGTGCGGCCAGCGGGGCGGCGGCGAGGCCGAAAGCGGCGAGCGCAAGGCCAAGGCGCGGCCAGTTGCGTGTGAATGTGGTCATCGATCCCTCCGTGTCGGCGGCGCTGGCGCAGACAGCTGCGCCGTGAGAAGAATCCCCTTTGAGCGCCCCGGCAATGAAACGGCGATGAACCGAATCGGAAATGCGGCGAAGCGAGTCGTTTCGGGGGTCGGGCGGTGTCCGCAGCCTTGCCGCAAAACTCCCCTTGATGGGCCGGGATACCGTGGCTATAGCGCGCCCCTCGCAACCGGCAGCGCCGGACCATGCGACATGCGGAGACGTGGGTGAGTGGCTGAAACCAGCTCCCTGCTAAGGAGCCATACCTGGTAACGGGTATCGAGGGTTCGAATCCCTCCGTCTCCGCCAACCACCCTTGCCAAGCTGTGCAAATAGGTGCCAAATCCCCTTAGTTTTCTGGTAGGTTGTCCATATCCGACGGGCGCCGCGTGCCACTTTGTGTCACTCAAAGCCCGGCCCGATGCGGGTACAGGTGTGGGTATCGAAACTGGAAAGTGAGGGTATCGCCATGTTGAGCGATGCGAAGGCCAGGAAGGCGCAGCCCGGCGAGAAGGACTATAAGCTGATCGACGAGAAGGGCCTGTTCCTGCTCGTGCGGCCGAATGGTTCGAAGCTCTGGCGTCACAGATACCGCGTCGGCGGCAAGGAAAAGATGGGCAGCTACGGGCCCTATCCCGAAGTCTCGATCCGCGATGCGCGCGAGAAGCGCGACGAGACGCGCGAGATCCTGCGGCAGGGACGTGACCCCGCGATCGAAGCGCGCAAGGCGGCCGCCGCCGCGGTTACGGATTCCGAGCATTCATTCGAATCGCTCGCCCGCGAATGGCACGAGCTCAATCGCCCGCGCTGGGTGCCCCGCCACTGCGAGGACGTCATCACCAGCCTCGAGCGCGACGTCTTTCCCATGCTCGGAGAGTTTGCCCCGGGCGAGCTCACCGCCCCGCTGATCCTCGCTTGCCTTCGGCAGGTCGAAAGCCGCGGCGCGATCGAGACGGCCGGGCGGCTGCGTCAGCGCATTGACGCGGTGCTGTCCTACGGGCTTTCGATGGGGCTCATCGCCACGAACCCGGCCGCGATGGTCAAGGGTGCGCTCAAGCCGGTGAAGAAGGGCAAGCGCCAGCCGGCGGTTACCGATCTATCCGAACTGCACGAGCTCCTGCGCAAGAGCGAGGCGAGCGGCGCCTATCCCGTCACGCTGCTCGCATCGCGGTTCCTCGCCATCACAGCGCAGCGGCCGGGCACGGTACGCGGCGCGCGCTGGGAGGATATGAAGGGGATAGATTGGGAGAGCGAGGCGCCCTGCCCCGATGCGGTCTGGCATATTCCGGCCGAGCAGATGAAGCTCACCGCCGAGCGCAAGGAAGACGAGGCGAACGACCACATCGTTCCCCTGCCCCCTGCCGCCGTCGAAGCGCTGCGCGCCGTGCGCGCGCTGTCCGGTCGCGGCAAACTGTGCTTCCCCGGGCAGCGCCATGCGCACCGGCCGCTATCGGAGAACGCCATCGGCTACCTCTACAACCGGGTAGGCTGGCACGGCCGGCACGTCCCGCACGGGTGGCGCGCGGCGTTCTCGTCGATAATGAACGAGCGGCGCCCTGCCGATCGCAAGGTGATCGACATGATGCTGGCGCACGCCAATGCCGATCGGGTCGAGGCGGCCTATAACCGGGCCGAGCACATGGCGCTGCGCCGCGAGATTGCAGAGGAATGGGCCGGGCTCGTGATGGAGGGCGCGCGGGCGGCCGACGATCTGCTTACGGTGGCGCGGCGAGCTACGGCATGAGGTCTACGGGCCCGTGCGGCACACCGCGATTGACGGTGTTCTCGAGCGACCACATGCCGAAGCCGGACACTCCCCCGGCGATCAAGGTGAAGACCCCGCCGACGGTCACCGCGAAGTGCCGTGGGTACCAATCCTTTCTGCAGGCATGCGCGAACACGGTCACAAAGGTGAAGACGCACGCGAGATAGGCCAGCAGGTACAGGATCTTCATGCGGGCACCGTATCACCTTTCGGTCGCGCGGTCCCGTCCATATCCGACGGAACGGTTCCACTGCGTATTGAAGCCGGTAATCACCATCGTTTCAGCCTGGTCGATCACCTGCTTCTCGGCGCGGTACGCCGCCTCGTCGATCTTGCCGAGCTCATAGGCGCCATCGTTCGCGCGCCGCGCCTTACGGATCTTGCGCATTTCCTTCTGCGCCGCTTTCATCACAGGCTCAAGGCCGAGGATCTGCGCGTTGCGTTCGGCAAAGCCGGCCGCCTCATCGAACTGCTCGCGCTCGAGATAGTCCTTGGTGTAATCGACGGTCTGGTCGATTTGCCCGATGCGGTCATAGTACAGGCCCTTATCGAGCCAGGGCGAAGTCTGGCTCACCAGCTTGCGCGCGAAGGGGAAATCGTTGACGCTCGTTTCGTGGTCGGGATCCGCGATGCGGACGGGCAGCGAGCCCATGCGCTCCACGAACCGGCCGGCACCGCCGACCGCATAGCCGAACAGGTATTCGAGCGTTTCGGGCGAGACGCTGACCGAGCCCGGCACGACGTCATCGCCGCCCGATAGCTTGTTGAGGCCGTGGGCAATCTCGCGCCAGTGCGGCTCGACGCTCGAGAAGTAGCGGTTGTGGTCGGGGTCGGGCGAATCGAACGGGTTTTGCTCGGGCATGATCGGCGCGCCCGTGAAGTCTTGGTTCAATTCGAGGTCAACGATCGGGTCCATGATCGTCGGCGCCACGAGGTTGATGAGGCTGTCCGCGCCGCCGACCGGGTTGAACGAGTTGGCCGCGGTCAGGAACAGGTTGAACGCGCTGTCCTTCCAGCCCTCGCCCCCGCGCCGAGCAATCTCGGCCGTCGTGCGCCCACCTTCCCAGAAGACGTTGTACCCGTAGGGAAGCGGTATCTTCACATACTGGTTGGTGCCGGGCATCATCACGATCAGGTTCCGCTCTTTCTCGTAGTGCGGGATCTTGTCGTAATAGCTTTCCTCGTCGTCGTCGTAGCCGGTGACCATGGCGTTGAGCATTTCGACGGCGGCACCGCCAGCGACCACCCCGTACATGAGGCGGCGCGCTTTCTTCGATCGCAGCGCGGTAATGAGGCGCACGGTGCCCTGCACGCTGGCATTGTAGAACAGGTAGGCCGCGTTCATCGCCGGGCCCATCGTGCCACGACGGTTGAAGTTGACGGTCAGGTTCTTCGCCATGCTGGCAGCCGCCTGCTTCGACATGCCGAGCTCGCGCCCGTTCTTGTACGCAGCGAGACGCACGGCGTTCTCGACGCCCAGGTTCATGTTCTCGATCAGGTCACCGGCCGCGAAGAACAGGCGCTTGGCATGCAGCGCGGCCTGCGCCTTCTTCGTGCCAGGCTTGTCGGCCCCCGCCAGCTGCGCTTCGCGCTCGATGCGCTTCTTGATGAGGCCAATATCCTCGACCTGATTGAAGTAGACGCGCCCGCCCTCGTTCACGAACTCGTCGTACCACCGCTTCCACTCGCCTTCGCCCTTGCGGAACGCGCCCTTGGTCGCGGCTTTCAGCGCGGCCGGGTAATCCTTGAGCGTGCCCTTCACGAGCCCGTCGCGCTCGATCCCGGTGAGGTTCACCGCCGCGGTCTGAATATCGCGCATCGCGTTCGAGATAACGAACTCGGGGTTGTAGCTGGTGTTCACGCGCGAGAGGAAGCGATTGAGCTTGCCCAGGTGCTCGGTCACCCAATCCAGCTGATGCTGCGTCAGGTTGCGCATCGAGTCGGCCACGCGGCGCGCGGTCGGGTTCGAGCGGTTCATCGTCACCCGCACTTCCTTGCCGTCGAACTTCGCGCTGACGGTCCAATCCTTGTCCTCGGCGGTTAGCTGGTGAACGAGGTATTCCTCGACGAGGCCCGTCTCCGGGTTCATTTGCCGGCGCCCCGACACCTTGTTGACCTCCCAGAACCCTTCGTCGGGATTGGCCTTGGCGAGATTGATGAAGCGCTGCGCGGTGCGGTTCGTCTCGCCGCGCACGATCGCTTCTTCCGCCTGCAGGATCGTGTACGCCAGCGGGCTATCGGCCTGGCTGCGGCGACCGTAGGCGGCCCGGCTTTCCTTGCCGCGCACATTGATGCCGCCGCCGCTCCGGTTGATGCGCTCGGCGCTGGCCGGGTCGCCCTCGACCTCCTTGAAGCCGCGCAGCGGGACATAGTATTCATAGGTCGCGCGCCACGCGTCGGCGTCTTCCTGGCTCATCAGGCCCGTCTCAACGCGGTAATCGAGCGCCATGTCGCGCATCCGGTCCACGCGCTCGGCCAACCGCTCCATCGCTTCCATCTTCCCGTCGCGCTGGATGCGGGCCATCACGGCACGGGCTTCGAGGTTCGACATGCCCGAGCCGTTCTCGCCGTTGAACTCGGGATTGATTTCGGCGATGCGCGCGTTCCGCTCGGGAGCGTGCCGGGCATAGAGGTACGTCTCGAGCTCGTCGGTCGTGATTTCTTCGTCGGCCATCGCGTCGAACAGCGGGCGCACATTGTCTTCCATGAGGGTTTCGAGCCGGGAGCCAATGCGGCCGCTCATCAATTCCTCGCCGACATACGGGTTCATGTCCTCGGGCAGGCTCTTGCCAGTCTGCGCCTCGATTGCCTGCTGCACGCGCAGAAGCGGAAGGTAGCGGTCCTGCATCGCCGTGCGCCAGCGATCGAAGGTGTCGCCCATCTTCTCCTTCCACGTCGGCCCGGTGCCCGCCTGGGCGAGGGCTTCGGCAGTTTCGGGGATGGAGTGCTTCATTCGCCGATCGCCAGGATCGAACGTACCTATGTTGTCGGTGGCCGATTTTATCTGGGTCGCCTCGAAAGCGTTCCACGTAGGTTCGCCTTGCTCGTAAGCCATGATCCCATCGAACCCGGCTTTTTTGGCAAGCGTAACCATAGCGGGATCAAGGCCAATCCACTCGGCTGCGTTGCCTTCATAATCTGCTGGCCACGCTGGCATTTCCGACGCTGTGAATTGCGTACCGTTTGCCTCGTTGATCGCGTCGAGGCTTTCCTGAACGCTGATCATCTCGGATAGGTCTACGGACTCGGGTATGATTAGTGGCCGCTCAATGCGCAGATATGCTTCGATCATGCGCGGTTCGCCTGCGCCCGTGTCTCCGTAGAGCATCGCAGTGGATTCATACTCGGCGAACCACGATCCGAAATCCATCGTGTCGAAAGCGTCGAACTCGTCGGCATCGGTGCGGTGGAACACGCGCTTTGGTTCCCCGCTTGCTGTAACGACCTTACTGTCGCCGAACCATCGCTGGAAGGCACCTGTCTCCGCAATGCTTTCCGTCGGCGAATTGTTACCTGAACCCCGCCCCTGCCGCGCCGCCACCCGGCCACTCGCTACATCAGCCATGATACCCGCGGCTGATCGGGCGGGCAGTCCGCTGAAAGCATTGCGCACCGCCTCGAGCATGTTGCGCAGCAGCTTGAACACCGAATCGACTACACCGCGAGGCTTGAGGTCGCCGCGCTGGTAGCGGGCGAACATATCCGCGATCGCTTCTTCTACCTGCGCCTCCTTGTCGAGGCGCGAATAGCGGCGTTCGATCGAGCGCATCAGGCCCGGCTCGCGCTTGGTGCGCGCGGCAAGGATCGACCATTCGGACGGCTTGAACAGCCCCATGTCCTTCATCGCGTGGATGACTTCGTGATTGAGTACGAACGGCTTGTCATCGACCGTGTTGCGCGCAATCTCGATCAGCCGTTCGCCCGGCGTGTACCGGCCCTGGGCGCCGCGGGACAGGCTATCGACGAGGTTCAGGCGCACGCGGTCGCTGATGCGCAGCGCGCCGAGCAATTCGCGCAGCTGCTCCTGCGCCTGATCGAGAGCGGCATTGAAGGTTAACGAATCCGATGCTACATCGAGCCCGTCCCCGGCGCTGCCTTCCAATGCCACAGGCTTCGCGGTTTCACCGTCATGCTCGCCGGTCCTTGCGACCGGAGCGTCCGGGGCATTACTCCACTCTTGGGTCGAATAGTAGAAAGCGCCGTTGGGCGCCTCGCGCACGAGCACGATCGTCGGGATAATGTCGCCATTGCTCAAGCGGACGTTGACGCCGTAGCGGTGGAACGCCTTGACCTGCCGGCGGTCCTCCATCCGCGCAGGCTCCGAATACAGATACCGGCCGCGCTCGAGCATCTTGGGCAGGGCGCGAACCGTCAGAAGCAGGCGGTCGCCGCTCTTGGAGATCATGTTGCGCGCGCCGTTGCGGCTGAACTGGATCTTGCGCCCATCGCTCGCGGTCACCGTCTGCCCGGCGAGCTTGTTCCGGTAGAACGCGACTGCGCGCTTTTTCAGGGCGGCAAAGCGGGTGTTGGCGCGCTTGGGAAGCGGGCCCCATTCCTGCTCGCGCAGCGTGACCGTCGGATAATCCGGCAGGTTCTCGCCCATATAGAACAGGCTGTCTTGGTCACGCTCGCTCGAGAACAGGCCGCCGTCCTGATCGCCTAGTCCCTGCTGGCCCCCGCGCCGGGCCATGCCCTGCTTCTGGCGTGCATCGAGCTCGGCGCGCTGGCGCTGCGTCATCGAGCGTTCGGGCTGCGCCGGGGCGAACAGATCGTCTTCGGGGATGCTGTCTTTGGCGCCCCTACGCGCCTTCTCCCGATCGGCCGTTTCCTGCTTGAGCGTTGCCTCGACCGCGCGGATCTGGCGATCGAGCTCGGCCATCCGGCCGCCGTCGTCGAAGGTCTTGCCCAGCTTGGGCGTGTAATCGGCGATGCGATCTTCCGCGCGGGCGACCACGCGCTGTTCTTCCTCAAGCTCGCGGTCGAACTTGCCGACGGCATTGGTAAGGCGCGACACCATGCCCGACGGGTCTTCGGAGACGTTCACGCTCGAGTAGCGCTTGCCCGCGCGCAGGATGCGCACCTCGCGCGTCGGCCCGTCGATGCCCGGCTTGGTCGCGCCTTCGAGGCGGAAGCCTGCATATTCGCCGATCGTGCGGTTCATGGCCTTGCCGTTGGCGTTGACGATGAGGTCGAACAGCGCTTGCTGAATTGCCTCGCCAAAGGGCACGCGCTCGTCGAACGTCTCGCCATTGATCGTGCCGGTGAAGGCGTCGGTCGGCGGCACATCGCGCGCGGCAATGTCCTGCTCGATCAGCGGAATGAGCGCGTTCGCGCCATCGCGGCGGAACTCGGAAAGCTCAATGTCCTTGCGCAGCGAATGCTGCTCGCGCTCGTGCGCTGCCTTGCGGCGCTGGATCTGCTCGAGCTCCTGCTTCCACTCGGTCAGTTGCATCACACGCGGGTCGCTGGTCGTCATGGCCTGCGCCTGCTCGTACTGGCTGGCTTCGCCCAGGTCTTCCATGTCGCGCATGTTGGGGTCACCGCGCATGAAACCCTCGATGAACTTGGCCTTCTTGGCCATCAGGTTCCACATCTGCGAATCGTATGTGCCCTTGGTCGAGTAATCGAGGATCTCGACTTCGGGGTTCATATTGCCCTGGCGAATGATGCGGCCGTTGCGCTGGGTGTCGTTCGCCGGATACCACTGCGGGTCCATATTGTGCACCGCGCGCAGGCGCTTCTGCGCGTTGACGCCAGTACCCATCTTGGCGACCGAGCCGATGAGCACGCGCACCTTGCCCTCGTTCATGTCGTTGAACAGGCGCTGCTTCTGCACATGGCTCTTGTAATCGGAAATCAGCGCGATCTGATTGGCCGGCACACCGCGCGCCACGAGGGTCTGCTTGATGTATTTGTGAACCGGGAAGTCGCCGTTGATGCCGAAGTCGGAGAAGACCATCTGCGTAGCCGCGCCGCGGAACGCGACCTCCTGCGAGTACCCCTGCCCCGGGGGAAGCGGCTCGTGGAACGTCACGTCCTTGAACGCTTCCCAGCGTTCGAACACGCGGTCGATCATCACCTCGAGCTTGGAACCCGCCTCGCGCTTCGCGCCGGGCGAGACAAGGCGATAGTCGATCGCCGCCTTGCGGCCGTCGCCAATGACCGAGAGAAGAATATCATCGCCGGGCTTCGGCGGCCCGCGGCGCTGCTGGATTGCTTCCATGCGCATCTTGAGCGTGTACTGGTAGTCTTCCTGCAGGTCGGTCTGCTCGACAATAACGGTCTGGCGCGCGCCGCCCTTGAGCGCAGGCAGGGTGACGTATTTGCGGAGGTCGGCCGCACTCACGACGTCCATCACCTGCCGCACCATCACCGACAATTCGGGGACGTTCACGAACTGCGCGAAGCGGGTGATCGGCTTGTAGCCGCCCGCCGGATCCTGCTCGAGCGCGGTGACGGTATCGCCGTAAGCACCCGCCCAGGCGTCGAAGTGCCCGAGTCCACGCGCTTTAAGCTCGCCTTCCTGCAGGTAGCGCGAGACGCTGTAGAGCTCGGCCATGGTGTTCGTGATCGGGGTGCCCGATGCGAGCACGAGATTGCGACCGGGCTTCTTCTTCTCGAGGTAGCGGGTCTTGGCGAACAGGTCGAAGGACATGGCCGAACCGTTCGGGTCGATGCCCTTCACGTTGCCCATCTTCGTCGCATAGTCGAGCTTGCGGAACAGGTGTGCCTCATCGACGAACAGGAAATCGACGCCGGTTTCCTCGAAGGTGAAGACCTGATCGCCCTTCTTGGACTTGCCCTTGATCTTCTGTTCCAGCTGCTCCTTGCGCTGCTCGATGTTGCGGCGCGTGATCCGGTCGTCCTGCGTATCGAGCTCGGAGAGAACGCTTTCGAGCTCGGCAATCTGTTCCTCGACCATCCGGTCGGTGAACTCTTCCGACATGGGGATATAGCCGAACGCGCTGTGCGTGATGATAACCGCATCGAGGTCGTCGGCCGCGATCGAAGCGATGAACTCCTTGCGGCGCGAGGTGTGGAAACGCGTCTCGTCGGCAACGCGGATCTTCGCCAGCGGGTACTGCTCGTAGAACTCCTTGGTGAACTGGCCGAGCATGTGGTTCGGCACGACATACATCGGCTTGTTGACGAGCCCAAGGCGGCGCATTTCCATGCCCGCGCCGATCATGGCCGACGTCTTACCCGAGCCGACCTCGTGCGCCATGTATGTGTTGCCGGTCTGGATGATGCGCGCGATCACCGAGCCTTGGTGCGGGCGCCACTTCCATTGCGGGTTGATGCCCGGCGTCGTCAGGTACGAGCCGTCGAACTCGGGCGCGATAAGCGAATTATACTGCTGGTTGTAGAGCTCGACGAGCTCGGCGGTGCGCGTCTCGTCGGTCCATATCCATTCAGCGAACGCCGCTTTGATGGCGTTCATCTTGTCCTGCGCGGCCTGGGTGGCGACGTCGTTGAAGATGCGCTTGCCGTCGCTGTCCCGGTCATAGACCTTGGGCGTCTGGCGGTTGAGCGCAGCCTCGATCAGTTTCGTGGCCGCATAGCGATCGGTGCCCCAATCGGCGAGCGATGCGCTCGACGAGCTATCGCCGCCCACCAGCCATTGCGCCACCGCCGGGGTGTATTTCACCTGCAGCTTGCGCAGGCCCAGCCGTTCGGTGCCGAACTGCTCAATCACCTCCTGCGGGATCCACGGCATGCCTAGCTTCGCATGGATTTCCGACGGGGCGAGCGGCGCGGGCTGCACCGCCTCGAGCGCGCGGACATTGCGCGCCAGCGAGGAATTGCTCGCGGCCGCTTCCTGCGCCACAGCCAGTTTGTCGCGGACATTGCCCGACAGATAGACCTCGGCCGTCTCGTAGGTGCCGGGCGCACCGGGCACCTCGAATAGCCGATCGGCCAGCTTGTCGAGCACCTCGTCTTCCGAGAGCCCGGCCTTGTCGGCGATGAAGCCTACATCGGGGCGGCCGAAGCGGTTGAGCGAGTAGAGCAGCGCGTCTTCCGCGCCGCCGATTTCGGGTTCCTTGTCCAGGCGCACCGCGCTCTGCGTAAAGATCCGGCCCTTCGCCGCCTTGCCGGTGTCTTTGTCGTAATGCTCGATCGCAGCAAGCCGATAGGCTTCCTCGTCGGCCATGAACGCGTCGAGGTTCGGGCGCTTCTCGATGATCGTGTCGGGCACTTCCTCGGGGTCGAAGGTGCCTTCGTCCCATGTGCGGCCAGCGTCCTTCGCATCCTCGCGCGCGGCCTTGCGGGCCCGGGCGATTTCAGCGAGCGGCGCATTGCGCTCGAGATAGGGCTCGACGTCGAAGCTGCCTTCGTTCCACTCGGTTCCGGCAAGCCGCGCTTCCTCGCGGGCCTGCGCACGGGCGCTTTCGATCTGCACCACGCTCGGCGCGCGGGCAGTCGTGGTCGTCTGATTGATCGGCCCGAACTCGCGCACGAACCCATCGTATGCGGCATTGAGCGCCTTGCGCGCTGCCGCCGCGTCCGCATCGTTTTCGGCCAGGTCGGCGGCGTAGACCGCGCGCAGGCTGTCCCGAATGGGGATCAGCTTCTTGATGCGCGCCTGATTGGCCTTCGAGATACCGCCCTTCACGCCCTTGCCCGGCGCCTGCACAGGTACGCCTGCGCCGCTGCGCAGCTGCATGAGCGTGCCGTTCTCGCCGATGTAGAACGAGCCTTCCTTGCGCTCGTCAGTGGTCAAGTCAAACTTGACTGCTGCCTCGCTTTGCGCGCGGGGCGCGTTGGTCGTGTCGGCGGCCGGCAGTCTGTCCATGGCCTGCGCCATGGCTGCGGCCAGATCGAACCCGGCCGGTGCGCGAACGGCATAGCGCGCGCCCGCGACGAGCTTGTCGAACATGCCCTGTTCGCCCAGCACCATGTCGGGGTTGTCGATGAAGTAGCGGTTGACGTTGCCCTGGACGGTGTTGCCGTCGCGGTCGGGCAGCGACACGGGTGCAACCTCGGTCCACGAGCGATCGGCGGCTTCGGTGCCGGGCTCGCGCTTGCGCAGAATGACAATATCGGTCGTAACTTCGGTGCCCGCGTTCTCCTTGAACGCGTTGCCCGGCAGGCGGATCGCGCCCACGAGGTCGGCACGGTCGGCCAGATAGTCGCGCGCCTTGCTGTTCACCTTGTTCATGGTGCCCGCGCTGGTGACGAACATGAGCAGACCGCCCGGTTTCACCGCTTCGATCGACTTCGCAAAGAAGAAATCGTGCAGCATGAACTTGTGTTTGCCGAGCTCCTTGTCGCTCGAGATTGCCGTCTCGGAGAACGGCGGGTTGCCGATTACAAGGTCAGCTATGTCGCGCAGCATCGGGGTCGCGGTGTAGTCAGCCTGGCGCACGCCGCTTTGCGGATAGAGCAGCGAGGCAATATCCGCGGTGAGGTGGTCGTACTCGAGGCCGGAATAGCTGGTTGCACCCAGAAGGTCGGGGCGGATCATGCCGCGGAAATTGCCGGTGCCCATGCCGGGCTCAAACACCTGCCCGCCGCGGAAGCCGAGACGGTGCGCCATGTCCCACATCGAACGCACGACGGTTTCGCCGGTATAGTGGGCGTACTGGATCGAGCGGCGCGCGGTTTCGTATTCGCTATCCGTCAGAAGCTCGCGCAGCGCGGGCCCGACTTGCTCGAAGCCCTTGCCGTACTGGCCCTGCGCATCGGGGAAGGCGTTTTTCAGGCCGCCCCATCCGACATAGTGCGCGATAAGCGCCTGTTCCTCGCGGGTCGCGGCGCGGCCCTCGGCCTTCACGCGCTTGACGGTGCGGATTGCTTCGAGGTTGTCGCGTGCCTTCTCGGCAGGCTTGCGCGATTCTGCGAGGCTGCCCGGCTCAATGAGCCAGTCCTTGCCCTTTACGCTGCTGGCAGGGGCTCCGGTTCGCTCGGCTCGCGCTCCGGTGCGTCCGTCGGCGGGAACGCGATCAGTGTCGCGTACACCTGCTCGGTCGCCAGCGCTTCCGTCTGCGGGTCGGCCAGCACTCCGCTGCCCTCCACCGTCGGCGCGTCCTTGGTCAAAGTCGAAAAGAGAGCCCGCGCTTCCGCTTCCTTCTTGTCGAGGTGCGCGTTCAGCGCCCCCGTCTTGCGGAGCTCGCTCGCCATCTTCGGCGCCTGGGCGTTCATCGCCTTGTGATAGTCTGTCCGAAACGTCAGCATCGGCGGGCAGTGTAGCATCATTCGCCCAATCCGCAAATGTGCGCATCGCGCGGCCGACTTCATCGGCGTCGTCCATCCCGGCAACGCTCTCGCCGCTGTCCTCCATCATGTCGCGCGCGCCGTTGTACCAACCGCGCAGATACTTGCGCACGGAGTCGAGCTCGACGCCAATGTCGGCAGCAATCGCACGCGATAGCGCGGTGAACCGGCGGGCGCCCTTCTCGATGTGGTAGACGGCAAGCTCGGTGCCGATCGCCAGAAGCTCGGGGTCGATCCCGGCATTGAGGCGGTTCGGGTTGAGCTTTTCGCGCAGCCGCGCGCGCAATTCGGCGGCGCGCTCGTCGGACACGAGACGGTTCGGCGACGGGTTAACACCCTTGCGCGCGCCGTCGTCCGCGCTTACATTGTCCGATATGGACAAGTCACCATCATTCAAAGAGGTAGAGTTTCGGCTCGTCGCCGTGTTCTCGATCAACCCGCCGCTGGCGCTGGTCTGGCGCGAGGACGGCGTTTGGGCGGAGGCCCCTGGGCTTGCCACCAAGGAAGGCTCGCCGCTATCACGCGAAGCCGCCGAGGCCGAGTTTCCGGAAGCCGATTTCGATGAGCTTGCAAACCGGGCGAAGTCCGTCCCGTTGAGCACGCGCGCGTAAAGCTCCTGCTGCTGCCGCTCTAGCTCGGCAAAGCGATCTTCCGTCACCGGCCCATTATCGCCGCGCTGCTCGCGGTACATGGCGTTGCCGCCCGCGTTCTTTTTCGCATCCCACAGGACCGCCGGCACGATCTGTATTTCAGCCTTGAGCCCGTCGATTTCGACGATCATCTTGTGGTCGGCGTAGCCGGTGCTGAGGCGTTTCCAGCCCTTGTCCTGTACGACATTGAAGCGTTCGGTGATCGCTGCTGCCAGCTTCTCGGCTTCGGCCTGCGTCTCAACCATGAACGCGCCGCGCGCTAGATCCTTGAGGTCGGTCGCGCTGCGATAACCTTCTTCGTTCACGACCTTCTTGATGGTGCGCTCGCGGGTCTTGATCGGCCCGCCCTTGTAGGTGCTGGTCTGCTCGTCGCCGAATGCGTCGAGCTCCTGCTTGGCGCGCTGCATCCGATTGGCGAGAGCGTCGTATTCCTCGCCAACGCGGCGCTCCTTGTCGGCACGCTCGGCACCTAGCTCGCTGGTGGTCTTGTATTTATCCCACCTGCGGCTGACGTCCACGTATGTGCCGCGGCCGGGCACGATCCCCACGCTTTCGGTCAGGCGGATGCGCGCCCCGTCGATCGTCTCGACCACGGAGCGCACCCCGTTCTCGTCCTCGAACACGGGCTCGCCGTTGGCGTTCTCGCCGATCTGGCCCTTGCCTGCGACGGTCTTCTTGCCCGCAAGGAAATCGCGGCCGGTGTCGGTGATCGAGAAAGAGCGGCGCCCGTCCTCGGCCACGTCCAACTTGATATAGCCGAGCTCGTAGGCGCGGTGCGGGTTGATCGTTTCGATTACGTCGCCGTCGCCGACGATCGGGCGACCTTCCGCCATCGCCTCAAGCATGGGGCGCAGGCTGTTCGGATCCACCGCATCGAGGCGTTCACGCATGCGTTCGCCCGCCGCGGCAAAATCAGAGGTCCAAGATTGCCGCGAAAGCTGTGCTTCGGTCGGGCGTTCGCGCGGTTCTTGATCGGGTTTTGATCGCGCGCGCGTGATCTTGCTTTCGACGTCCTTTGCCCGAACCCTCGCCTTTGCCGCCATCGCGCGGAAGCTCTTGGCGTCGTAGAGGCCAGGGGCGCCGAACTTGCCGCCGCCCGGTGCGCTGACCGTGCCTCCCGGCCCCATGAGGACATAGGCGCCTTCGCGGTCGCGCTCGAGGCGGTAACCCTCGGGCATATCCGCGTTCGCCTCGCGGAGCATCGCCGCAACGCTATCGGTGGGCTGCGCCGCCACTTCCAGCGCGCCGCGCACGTCGGCCTCGCGCTTCTTGGAGAATACGAGCGTGCCATCCTTCTTCGCGGGAGGAATCGGCACACCGGCCGCCTTGATCGCTGCCACCTGCGCATCGCTCGCGCCGCGGAGCTCAAGGCCCTTGCCGCTTTTGCTCGTGCTCAACGTGTAAGCGGTCGTTACAGGTTCAGCTTCCCCACCTTGCGAAGGTGTGGTGGGGGTAGGTGTGGAAGTGGGGGGTTCCGCTTGGCCGAGACGAACCTTGCGCACCGCTGCAGTTTCGACCTTATCGCTACTGCCGAAGCCCTTGCGCCATTCCTCCCAAACGCGAGACGTTTCGAGATAAGGATTGTCCTCGATGCTCCAACCGCTCTCGGCGGCATTCCATCCCTGAGTGTAATACTCCTTGAGCTTCCGCTTGCCGGGCATTTGCTCGATCGAGCCGGGAAACTTGGGATCAGCGCTGCGCTCGGTATTCAGTCGCGGCCCGCTTTCACGGGCAGGCGAAGGGCTCGGCGTAACCTCGGGCGCCCCGCCCACGATGCCGGGCACAACCTCGCGCAAGCGCGGGGTGCCGGCGGTGTCGAATATCGCTTCGATGAACCCGGTGCGGGTTCGCTTCCCGCGGCGCACGCCGACGGCCTTACCGACCTTGTTCAGCGTGTCGTCGTCGAGAGAGCCAAGGAAGCGCTCGGGGTTTGCAGCGATGCGGTCGGCGGCGCTCGAAGGTGCTAAGTCTTCGCTTGCGCCTTGTTCGCCAGATTGCGGAAGTGCGCCTTCTCCGCGCTGCTCTGCGCCGTCTCGGCCGTCCGCGCGAACGTCTGCGCCATCACGGCCATCGCGCTCGCTTTCGCCGGGTCGGGCTGCGAGGAGGTCGGCTTGGTCGCCGTCGGATGGTGCGCGGTCTTTTTCATTGGCTAGGCCGAGTATATCGCCTGGCTGCGCCTTTGTCGATTCGCCAAACAGTCCGCCGCCCGGCGCCGCCTTTTCAGCCTGCTCGATGTAGAAGCCGAGCCGCTGCGCGATGCGCTCGCGCCCAGCCGGCCGGGAGAAGCGGGGCCCGTTGAAGAACAGGTGAAGCACCGCTTCGGTGAGTGGAGCCACTGCTTCACCACTGAATACGTCCCTCTGATTGATGAGATCCGACACGTTGCGCTTCTCGCGCCGGGCCTTGTCGATAATCTCGACTGCCTCGGCGATGTTCTCGGAAATATCCATCGACGCATCGACGGCGCCGCTCTTGGCTGCTTCGCGCAGCTGGGCGAGCGGTCCCGACACATCAATGAGCGCCTTGCCGATCGAAGCGATGTTCTCGGCCTTGCCGTCCACCAGCTTCTCGATGAAGGCGCGCGGGCCGATAGCGCGCACGAGAAGCGCGCTCTCGATACGCTTGATAAGCGAGCCCGCAATGGTGCCGTCGGCGAGCACAAGGTTCGCCCGGTCGTTCTCGGGCACGAGCGCCTGCATGAAGCCGCGCACGAAATCGCGGTTGCCCGCCGCGTCGATGTCGCCGCCGCGGAACAGGTCGAGCAAGCTGCCCGGCAGTGCGTCCGCATCGCTTGCGGCCGTCTCGGTGCCCGACATGCCGGCCGTGTCGCGGGCGTTCGCCTCGCGCACGAATGCCTGCACGTCTTCCTCGGCCAGGTTCCCATCGCGCACGCGCACGAGCACCGGCTTGTTCATGCCCTCGGTGTTGAAGCCCTCGGCTTCGAGGAACTGGCGATAGGCGGCCGCGCGGTCGGCGTTGCCCTCGTAGACCTTCTGCAGCGCCAGCGTGCGCCCGTTGCCGCTTTCGACCACGCCATCGGGCGAGACGATCGGCGCACCGTCGGCGGCCTTGGGGCTGCGGCCGAGCAAGCGCGGATTGAGATTGCCCGCGATGTTCTCCACCTGCGAGAGCGAGGCGGCACGGCTGCGGTCGCGGGGCTGGCGCTCCTTGGGATAGCGCGGATTGACCGCCCCGTCGGGGGTGTTCGACGCGGTGAGGTCGTCGAGCTCGGCAAGCCGGTACTCTACGCCAATCTCGCGGCCGGTGACGGTGACGGCCGTATCGCGGTCGGCAGGATCCGGCTGCGCGTCGGGCTCGCGGCCACGGGTCGCAATCGGCTCGCGCGTGGGTTCGGGCATGGCGAGCGGTTCGGGCCCAACCTTGTCGGAATCCTCAATGGTTGGCGCGTCCTCGCGCGCACGGCCCATACCGAGCCCGCCACCCTGGGCAGGCGCGTTGCCGGTCACGGGTGCGCCGCTACCGCCTTTGCCGATCACGAAATGCCAGTGATCGCCGGTCGCGTGCTTGGTGCGGCCCTTGCCCACCTCGTTAATCGCTTCGATCAGCGTGTAGCCCTGCGCCTCGATCGCCGCCTTCGCCTCGGCAAAGGACATGCCCGGGATGGGCGCCATGTCCACCGCGGCGCGGCTCTTGGCGTGCCAGCTGTTCGGGTTCTTCTTCGAGAGCGGGTGATCGGGCCCGCGGTAGCCCGACGTGATGCGGGCCTTGTCGCCGAAGATCGAACGAACGATTGCCCCGCCGTCCGACACCGGGCCGCTTGGGGCCGGCGCGGTGTCGCTCGTCGGCGACGGCGGGGCACCTTCCGGCGGGGAGAGGGGAGAGGAAGAACCCTCACCGCCGGCAGGATCTTGAAGGGCGGCCTGCGCGCGCGCGGCGAGGCGCGCGTCGATCGCGTCGGCCTCGGCCAGCGGGTCAGCCGGTGTGATGGTAACGCCGACGTCGGCGAGCACGTCGTCGTACTCGCGCAGCTTCGTGCCGTCCTCGAGCTCGATCACGACGCCTGTGCCGTCGTCGGCGGTGAAGCGATCAACCAGCGTGCCGCGCGCTGTGCCCGTCTCGGGGTCGTTGACGAGGACGCTTGCGCCCACCTCGGGCAGGCCCAGCGCCTCGAACTCGCGCGAAACCTCGTTCTCGGCCTGCGCCACGGCGATGCCCGCGCGCCCGGCGGCAATGTCGCCCGTGTCAAGCGGGCTTTCTATGTCTTCCTGCGTCGGGACCGCGTTCGCCTCGAGCGCGGTTTCTACCTTCCCGGGCGCAGCGCGGCGATTGTCCTCAGCCTTGCGGCTGCGCAAGCGGCCTGCACCATCGACAATCTCGCGGCCGCCACGCAATGCGCCGCCGATGCCGAACCCGGCTGCGGCGCCTTCGATGCCCTGCCGGTTGGCTTCGGCAATGTCGAAGCCCTTTTCGGTGCCGAGCGTGCCGCCCGCGCTTTCGACCATGCCTTGCGCGTATTCGGTAGCAGCTTCGCCCGCCGCCGCGGTGCCGATCCGGCGCGCGGCCGTGGAGGTCGCCGCTTGGCCGATGCGCGAGGTGGTCGCCTTGCCGAGCATCTTGCCAGCCGCGCCGCCCGCGATTTTTACGCCAAGGCGTTCGAGCGCCGCCGAGCCATAGCCGAACGGCGCTGCTTTCAGGACGTCGCTGCCGGTTGCGTCTTCCCGCCCGTCGTTCTGCGCGCGCTCCTGCGCAAGGTCGCCCGTGATGCTCGTGCCGAGGATGGGCAAGCCAGCGACAGGCGCCGCTGCGGTGACCATGCCGGGAAGGGACTCGGCCGCGCTATCGAGAACGAACGCGCCATAGCTTCCCAGCCCGGTCACATCGTCGAAACGCGTCTGACCGGCCACCTCTTGCCCGGTCGTGCCTTCCTCGAGGATCTGGGCGCGCCGGGCCGCTTCCTTGCTGCCGGTGGTCGCGCTGATGAAGTTGTAGAGCCCCTGATCAACGGCCGCCCCGCCGCGTTCCACGAGCGAGCCGAGCCGGTCGAGCACTCCGTCTTCCTGCGCAGCATCGCGGCGAAACGTGCCGCTGCTCGCATTGTCGAGCATGGTTTGCGAGACGCCGCCCAGGGTGGAGGTGACAAAATCGCCCGCGCGCTCGACGAAACCCGGCTTTTTCACGGGAGGCGCTGCGTCGAGCTCGGCGAACAGGTCGCGGCCAGTGCTGGTGCTGCTGGCGGGCTTGGGGGAATCGCCAATCTCGGCGAACAGATCGCGGGGCATTATTGACCGGCCAGGCGGTAACCCGCCTCGCGCATGCGCTTATGGACGTCTTCCACAGATACCCCGTGCTGCTTCGCCGTCGCCTGCGCGTCGGCCATGGTGTAGGTTTTGCCGCCCGTCTGCTGGGCGTTCGGCTTGGTCGTGGGTGCGGTCGATGCCGCTGGCGCAGGGCGAGGCGAGCCAAGGCCGCCGCCGCTGCGCGCCAGATCCAGAGCGCTCGAGCCGACCGAGCTACCCCCGCTGCCGGTAAGTTCGCGCTGGGTAGCCATGATGCCGGTGCGCTCGCGCTTACCGTTGCGGTAGACAATCACCTTCTCGCCGGTCGCTCCGTCCACTTCGACGGCATGCACGTCGCCAGCCTTTGCGGCGCGATCGAGCTTGTCGGCCAGTTTCAGCTGCTCGGCGGTTTCCGCGCGGCGCAGGCTCGAGGTGATGTTGGTGATTTCCTTGTCCTGCGCGTGGCGCCGGTTATCGGTGCGCGCCGTCACTTCCTCCTGCGCGTCGAGCTTCACTAGATCAGTGCTCAAGCTGCGCTCGGTCGAACGCGCATCGTTCCGATCGTTGAGGTCGGCCGTCTCGCGGCGCGCGGTCGAATCGTTCTGCGCGCGCAGGTTCTCGAGCGCGATGCGGCGCTTGTTCTCGACCTCGGCCGCCTGCGCCTCCATTTCGCTCTGCGCAACGAGGGCCTTGCCCTTGCCGTAGCCCATCATTGCATGGCCGAGTACGCGCCCAAGGCCCATCAGCTTGCCCCCTTGTTCAGTGGTGCACCGCCGGGCAGGCCGGGGAGCACTTCGCCCAGCCGCCCCTCATTGCTGGCTGCGGCGAGATCCTGGAACTCGGCCGTCAGCGCTTCGCGGTCCACGCGCGGGCTTGCGATCCGGTAGAGGTCGAAGGCCCGATAGGTCACCGTCTCAATGTCCTGCTCGGTGAAGTCGTGGACCTTGGCGGCCTCGGCCACCTCGATCAGCTCCTCGATCGCGCGCTTGCCGCCGTGGAGCACCACGTCATCGGCGAAATCTTCCTCGCCGTTCTGCTCGGTCAGGAGGGTGAGAAGCACGCCGGTCGCGGCAAGGCTGTCCTGCGGGCTGTCCGTCACCGGAGGCTGCGCCTCGGCAAACATTTCCAGCGCCGACGGGTCGAAGTTGCCGCGCAGGTTATCGACCACGGCCGAGCTCACTTCCTCGCCCTAGTAAACGATACCCATCATCACCCTCTCGAAGCGCTCGAACTGCGCCTGTTCTTCGGGTGTGGGTTCCTCCATCTGCATCGCGCTCTCGTCGAGCATGCCTGCAGGTGACGTGTTGACGTCCTCGCCCGCGCCTTCCTGCGGCGCTGCGCTGGCCTGCGGTGCAGCCGGTGCTGGTTTGCCAAGTCCTGCCATGGGTTAGCCTCCCGCGACGACGCGGCCATGCCGCGGGTCGTAGCGAAGCCGGGCGTTCCCGTAGACGCGCGGCGAATAGTAGGATCCTGCATCGGGCAGGGCCGGGCCGGTTTCCCCATCGTGGAAATACAGGCCCGATGTGTCGGCATAGTTGGCCTCGATGCGCTCGCGTTCGCGCCGCGCGTCCTTCGCGTCGGCATTGGCCGCAAGACCCTGGCCAATTCCGCCGATCAGCTGCGACTGCACCATGGGGTGCATATTGCCGAGGAAGCTACCGAACCCGCCGCCCGACGATGCCGCCGGGGCCGCGCTCGAGATAACCGGCGCGCTCGCTGCGGGCGCTACGCTCGATACCGCGCCAGCCGCCACCCCGCCGAGCCCGCCGCCGCTCGCCGCCGCCGATCCGCCTGCGCTGGCAAGCGGCATGGGGCCGCCCGCGGTGGGCACGGCCCAGCCGCCTGCGGTACTGGTCGCCGTCGATGCGGTCGAAGCGGTGCTGCCTGCCTGCGCCGCGGCTTCCCCGCCTGCGCCTGCAGCGCCGGTCGCGCCGCTGGCTGCGCCCGTGAGCGCGCCGAGGCCGCCCATTGCGCCGCCGATCATAAAGCCCTGGGTCGCGCCCTTGATGATGTTGCCGCCGGTCAGCGCCGAACCGATCGCGCCGAAGGTCGCCGCCTTCGCCGCGCCGGTCAATATGCCCGCAAGGGCGCCCTTTATTCCGACGCTGGCAAGAAGACCGCCCGCACCTCCCAGGGCGGGCAGGACGCCGAGAGCGGCGCCCCCTGTAAGAACGACTGCGCCAACCGCGAGAGCGGGCAGAGCCACTTTCTTGACTACTTTCACGACCGACTTGAAGGCTTTGCCGATCGCCTTGACCACACCGCTCATGCCGCGGCCCCCTCTTGCTGCTCGGCATGCGGAAGCCGCCGATATACCGCGCCACATTGCGCGAAACCCTTGCGGCGATAGACCGCATCGAACCTGTCAGTTTGGGGGAGAATGTCGGTCCACGTCGCCTGCACGTCGTAGACCTTGGGATTGTCCATGGCCCAGGCGACGTACTGGTCGAACAGCTGGTCGAGCACGGATGCCGAGACGTCCTTGCGGCCGATCAGGAAGCAATCGACTGCCTGCAGCTTGTCGCCGATCATGTAGACGCGCGAGAGGAAGCCCATCACGAACGCTTGCGGCGCGTCGTTCTCGTCCACCGCCACGCGCACGAATGTGCCGCCGTCATTGGTGCCGTCGCTGCGCTGGATATGATGGGCGATGATCTTGCGCGCGAGCGGCTCGTCAATATCGACACCATGCGCAGCGTAGATCGTCTCGGGATGGCGTTCCACGAGGATCCCGACCAATTCAGGCGTTTCGATCATGCGGGCGGGGCGAATTTGCATAGGTCAGTAATTCCAGTAGCGACCGAGCCCGCTCGCGCCAGGCCCGCCCCCGCCGCCCGGAACTGGCGCCACCGGATAAGCGCCGCCGGAATTGACCGCGAAACCCGCATCGCTGAATTGCACGCCGTAGAGGCGTTGCAGGTAATTCATGGCCGACTGATACTGATCGTCGATCGAGCGCTGCACGGCCGAGCGCGCAGACGCCGGGATCTTGTCGTTGACGAGCGTGTTCGAGATTGCCCCGAAGCGCTGGCTGCTCATGTCGCGGATGGCGTTCGCCATGGCCTCGCGCTCGGCCGCGGCCAGCTGCATGCCCAGCTGGTCGGTCTTGATGCCGCCCTCGTGCTCGGCAATGTTGTGCTGGTGTATCTGCTGCGCCTCCTGCGAGGCGATCGGCGCGGCGCGGTCGATCGCGGCGCCCTGCGAAGCCTTGGCGGCCATCGACGAATTGCCGAGCCCGCGGCGATTGGCCGTCTGCATGCCGCTCGTGCGCGCGGATTTCATGTAATCGGAATTGTCGAGGGTGAGCTTGGCGATCTTGTTCGCTACGCCAGCGTCTTCCTGCTTCCAGATGCCTTTGTCGTCGAACGCCATAAATACCCCCGTCGTCGCGGCTGTAATAGCCTATTCGTCGGAATTGGACAACGGGGGGTTATGCGCGTTTCCGCGCCCGTCCATTACCGATCATTAATCCTTCGGGCAGGCCGCGCGGTAGCGCGCATTGTGCTCGAGAATTGCATCCGTCGTTTCGTCCGTATCGAACGTGTTGCCGGTGTCGTTCACCCCCGCGGCCGGGGCCGGGCGGGCGACAAGCGGCCGATCGACCTGGCAAAGGCTACTGGTGTCGGTAGCGCTCGCAACTGGCCCGGTGCGACTGCGCGACGGAGCGCACGCACTCATCGTAACGAGCATTGCCGCGATCATCGCGCACTTCATTACCTGCTTCATTTGCTGCCCCTGTTTGTTCGAGCGTGGTTTCGTGCCCCTCGGCCACGGCTTCGGCCCGGCCCGCATCCTTCGCGGTATCGAGCGTGTCCTCGACTGCGTTGTCGGCGATGGTGATGATCGTGAAGATGATGCCCGCGGCAATCGCCAGCGCGCCGAGCCACACGTAATTGCGCACACCGCCGAACAGCGCGCCTTCGGTCACGAACTTGATGATGCTGCTACCCATTGGTGCCTCCCACCCAAAGCCCGGCGACGAACAGCACGAGCGCCAGCGCGATCAGCCAGTAATCGGCGACCCACTCGCGCACCCGGTTCTTGATGCCCTCCCAGATGAGCGGGCCGATGTTGTCGCCGATCATTGGTCTTCTCCCACGGGGTCGGTCACAGGCTCCGGTGTGCGGATGCCCATCGCGATTTTCTCGATCTTGGAGAACACTTCGCGCAGCGAGAGGAAGGCCGCGGCCAGCGCGCCGCCGTCGATCGCGGACAGCTTACCATCCCACACCACCGAAACGATCAACCAAGCGACGATGCCCCCGCCGAGCAGGGCGAGCATGACGATTGCGGCGAAGCGCTGCCAATCGTGGTTCACGATCCGCTCCTGTAGAGCTTTTCTTCGCTGCCGCGGCGACGAACGAGGCCCTTGAGCACACGCCCGCCCGCCTTGTTCCACCGCCTGAATTCGGCCGCCGCGCCGCCATAGTCGCGCGCCTTGTGCTTTTTCGTCAGCGTGGCCCGGCCGATAGCGCCCGTGTTGTAGTGGAAGCTGACCATCGCATCGAACTGCGCCTGGCTGGTCGGTGCGTCCCCGATCGCGCGGGCGACGTCGTTCGCATAGCGCACGAGGTCCGACACGAGCCGTTCATCGCATTGCTTCTGCGTCCAGACCGTGCCCTTGCGCACATAGCCATGCAGCCCGTCGCGGGTCGCGCCCCAACCAATCGTCCAAGGCTCGCCGCCCGTGCCGGGATCGGGATAGGCTTCGATCAACCCGTCCTTGCGCAGCCGCGCGCAGCCCTCGAACTGCTTGATAAGGTTGATGCCGTCGGTTCCTACCTCGTCGGGGCCGCCCGGCTCGATAATCGGAATCGCCGGCATGGCGTTGCGCGGGACGCCCGCGAGGTCGAGAACCGCGTGGATCTTGTTGATGTCGTCGAGTACGAGAACGCCGTCCTCGTCGGCTGCGCGTGCAGCGTCAAAATAGGCTTTGCGTGGATCGGTCACTTCGCGCCTCCCATGAGAGCGGTCAGCATCGCGCGGATGCGTTCGGAGAAGAACTCGACAGCGAGCAGGCCCGAGAACCCGAGGCCGATGCCCCATACGGTTGCCATGCCGGGGCCGAGCGGATCACCGCCGCCGAGCTCACCGGTCACGATCAGGAACAGCACGACGAGCAGAAGCAGCGTCAGCGACACCTCCTGCACGCGCGATAGCTTTCGCAGCGGGGGCGGCGCGACGACGCGGGCGAGCACGAGCCCGGCCACCGACAGGCACAGCGCCATGACAGGCACGTCGATGCCGAACACGGTGACGATCGCCGGGCCCAAGCTAGGCGCGGCAACGGCAATGCCAGTCGAAGCCTTCATGCCCCAGCCTTTGCGAGCGTCACTCCGATTGCGATGAGCAACACAACCGCCCCCACCTTCGCGTGCGGCTTGAGGACTTCCCAAGTCGGCGGGCGCAGCATCACGCGCGTCTCCTGGATCAGCTGTTGCGGGATTACCTGCATTCCCCAGGTCGAAAGCAAGGTGGCCGCGACGAGCGGGATGAACGTCAGACCGTCGAGAACCTGATCGACCTCTTGAATGACGTACATAGCTCGCATGGAGACTTCGCCCCACACGAGGTATTTGACCGCATCCGGCGTCACCCCGATGAAGACCATGAAGAAGAAACACGAAACGATCATGCGATGGATCGTCAGCGGGGAAGCGAACGGCTCATCTTCTGGACGTGGGTTCGCAGCCAATCTCCACGCCTCCCGGCGCGCCCGCGCCTCGAACCAAAAGCGTAGCAGCATCGCCAGCGATAACGCGCTGCACAGCGACATGCTGAAAAGCGCCATCCCATAGGACACCGGCCCATCGGCAAAGCTGGGCGGGAAGGTCTGGGCGAGAACTTCGTCCATCACGCGCGCCTCCTGCCCTGCACGTAGTTAAACGCGCACTCGCTTATCGGCCATGCCAGGCACATTACCGCGAGGCAGGTCAGAGCGCGGGTCAGAGCGCGGGTCAGAGCGCGGGTCATCGAAGCGCACCGGCCATGTAGGCAAGCACCTGAACGTCACCCGCGACAAGCGCGCCAGCGCTGTCCGTCAGGCGCACCTTGACATCGCCGCTGGAGATATAGGCGCTGGCCTTGTAATTCGCGGTGCCGAGATAGGTGGCAAGAACATAGTTCGCCCCCTGCGCGCCGGTTCCCATGCCCATCGTGGCTTTCGCCAGCGTGTATTCGCTGGCTGCGGTGGTCGTGATCGAGCCAACATAATCGGTTTTGTAGTTGGCAACGTCCCGAATGCGCAGGTTTGAGTTCGCAGTGAGATTCTTGCCGCTCGTAATTGAACCACCCGTGATAGAGGACTTCCCGGGGGACTGTAGGTCAACAAGCGTCGATGCCTGTCCATCCAACTGGCAATTCGCGACAATGTATTCGCCGCCCGAAACGCTGGTTTTGATGTTGGCCGCCGAGTCGCTGGTAGAGCCGCCGTCCTTGAAGTGGACCCCCGCAACCGTCACGCGCGAAGGGGCGGTGCCAGAAATCGAAATGTCATGCGTCACGCCCGATGCGTCACCGCTGTTGTTGCAGAGGGTTCCCCCAAGAACGGAAAGGCCGCTACACCCCTGCGTGCAATATATCCCGCCGAGGTCGTTGTCGCGGAAGGTGCAGGACTGAAACACGATGTTGCGCGGCGTGCCCGTCACTGACGTGGATGTCCCGTCGATAAGCACAGCAGGACCGCCTGTGGTGCCCTGCGCCTGGCAACCGATAAAGGTCGTTTCGTAACACTGCCCACCGATGAGAAAAGCAGTGGAGATTCCTGAATGACCACTGACAGCCGATTGGTTGATGACATGGACAGCAGACAGGGTGACGCCCTGCAACTCCTCGCATTGCACGCCGATGCCAGCGCAATCACGGATAATGATATTCGACACCGTGATGCGGTTACCGAGAACGTAGGGCGATGTTACATCAAGGAATAGCGCGGCCCCCTGAAGGGCCTCTGAGGTGTCGTTTTCCCCCTCGCAATCTTCAATAATCAGGTTGTCATACATAGCCTGAACCGCGTGATAGCCGCGAATCCCGGTGATTTTTTGCCCCTTGAACACCGAATTGAGGATAAACGTTTTTCCGGGGTCGTTCGTCCCCGACTGGTTGATCCCGCACGATCCGCCGAAGAACTGACAGCCATCCACGCGGAACACCGCGTCTTGATCAACGTTCTCCGCACCCCCGGCATCAAGCAAAACCTGCCCGAAAGCGGCAGAGACGCCACTGGTGGCGCTGGCCGGGTGACCGATGAATGTGCAGCCAGTGAAGGTCAGGTCACCACGATAACCAATAAGCTGCAATGCCTTGCGGTTTGTGTTGTTGGAAATGTCGAACAGGCAATTTTCAGCCTTGATCGACCACCTCTTTGCGGACGACGCGGACGAGGACGCGGCAATGAGCGGCGTGTTCGTCGTGTCCCCAAAACGAATGCCGCGCACACTCAAGGTTGCCGCGTCGCTCAGCGTAATAATAGCCGAGGTGCTAGAGGCCGTGGGCAGAATGTGGGCCTGGCCATCGCCCTCGACCTCAATGGTCAGGCTCTCCCCATCGGCCACCGTTATCGCGCCGGGGACAGCATAGTAAGAACCGGGGCGCAGGCGCAACACCTTGCCCCCGTCCCGAGCCGCCCCAGCAGCCGTAGCAAAGTTTGCCGCAGTGCCGCTGTCACCAATGTCCGCCCCCTTCATTTCAGGCGTAATGTATTTTACAGCATCCGTAACCGCGCCGCCTTCTTCAAGGCCGACTAGCGAAGCGCCCTTGCCCGCGTCGGTGGACGCGAGGTCCGTAGTCGCGACTTTCGCGGCTAGGTCGGCGGGCAAGCCCGTCACCTTATCCTGCAGCACCTCGCCAGCGAGGTTATCCAAGCGCACGCCAAGCAGCTGCACCATAGCCGATTGACTAACGGCGGCTATCAGCCGCGAGCCAAGGCTCGAAGGGCTGCGCCGAAGGCTCACGCCGTTTCGCCGATAATGCTGATTTTGACGTCGCCGCCCGTGAGCGTCAGCACGCGCACGCGCCACCACCCGATAGCCGGTTCGGTATATTCGCGGGGAGCTATCCCGGCGGATAGATCGCCCGCGAACGTCTCGTCTTCTGCGGGCGCCCAATTCTCCTGACCGCTGCCTGGGCTGCGCGACGATCGTTCGACAACTGCGGAAATCTCGGTTGCTGTGCCAGATAGCTGCACGGTCACCGTGCCCTGCAGGCGAATGGCAGGCGAGGTGGTTCCGGCCGCTTCGAGGATCTCGAAGAACTCGGTGCGTTCGTCGCTCTTGTCCTTGATGTTGAGCTTGGTAGTTTCGCCAGTCACTTCGATGCCCCCCGGCCGTTTCTTCCCCTATAGTCCATTTTCGACGGAAGCGAAACTCTCTGCATCGCTCGTCTCGAAGGTGTGCGGATAGCTCTCGACAATCTCGAACACGACGTCGGCATTCGCTTGCCGCGGCAGTTGAAACAGTAGCTTACGGCGCTCGCCTTCTACCCGGCCCTTGAATTGGCCGACAAAGTTGTGACTGCGCCAACCCCACCACAGCACTCCGCCGCGCACGCTCGGCTCATCTTTCCCGTCGGAAATGGACACGTAATCGCCGGTCGATAGGTTCGCCCAGGCCGCTGCAAAATCGAACGCGCTCATCCTACCGTCCCGCTTACCGTGCCATTGTTGGTGACCGGGCTCGAGTAGCCGTTGCGCCGGATCGCGAAGCCAGCCGCGCCGCCGCTGCCACCGCCGACGGCTGCGAACATGCCGCCATTGTAACCAGTGCCGCCCGTCTGCCCCGCTTCGTTTGCGCCAGCGCCGCCGGCCCCGTTCGAGGTCGGTGTGCCGGCCGTCCCCGAACTAGCCATAGTGAAGGTCGCAAAGGTCGTACCCCCAGCGGCCCCCGCGCCGTTCGGCCGCCCGCCGCCGCCGCCGCCGCCTGCGCTGCCGTAGAGCTCACCGCCGCTCACGGT